GCAACGCCTTTCGATGGTGAATCAGTACATCGATATGCGCACGGCACTTCCCGCCGACACCTTGCAGATTGACCTGCTCAGCGACTTGCAGAAGATGTTTAACCTGTACTTCTACCAGTCGCCTCTTGACCCAACGCTGATTTACATCGAGCCGTTTAACGAGTTCTACACCAGCGGCGTTGTGGATTGGTCGCAGAAATCGGACGAGGCACAGGAGATGCAGATAACGATGGGCGACCCTGAACTTCGCAAGCAGTTCACCTTTGCATACCGAAATGGCGGAGAGGCATTGGCAAAAAGCTATCAAAACACTTGGCAGAAAGGCTATGGTTGCAGGATTTTTGACACTGAAAACTTTTACGGCGTTGGCGAGCAGCGAATCGAAACCAAGTGCGCCACGGTCATCCCTGCGCAGTACCGCACCAACATTGTTTTGGGCCGCACCTTTGACGTGCAGGACGATGGGACGCTCAAAACGATGAAGACAGGCTATCGCATCGCGCAGTACAACTACGTGGAGATGACACCTGCGCCGAGTGGTTCAACTGAAACTTGGTACTGGGTGAGTAACTTCGGCACCAACATAAGCGGCTGGGTGAGTGGCAACACGCTTCCGTATATTGGTCACGTTGACAATCCATATGACCCGCAACAGGACTTGGCATTTGGAATGCCGAAGCAGATTTACTGGGCGTTACCCGATGGTCAGGGCGGTTACACGCCGTACACGAACAACAACCTGTTCAACGGCTACTGGAAAACCTACATCGAGGAGATTGCAAGCAAGGAAGCGATGACCGTGCAGGCCACCTTCTTGCTGACCGTTACCGACATCGCGGGTCTTGACTTCCGCAAGCCTGTCTACTGGCACGGCGTTAAGTGGCGGTTGTTGGAAATCAGCGACTATCGGGTTGGTCAGAACGTGATGTGCCGCGTAACGCTTCGCCGCATCCTGAACCTTGCCGAATTTACAGCGCAAACGGTAACACCCAATTTGAACTACAACCTTGAATCCGAAGTGGATGGCGAGGTCATTCCAACATTCACTTCACCTGTAAAAGTTAGATAATGGCAGACGTTAAAAACACCGTTGTCGTTGGTCTTAAACTCGAAGACCAAACGCAGAAAGGCACGCAATCGGCGAGGTCGCAACTTAAATCCCTTCGCGATGAGATGCAGGCGTTGGAGCAGTCGGGGCAAAAGAACACCCAACGCTTTCGTGAATTGCAAGCGCAGGCGGGTGGATTGGCAGACCAAATCGGCGACACCCAAGCGCAAATCAAGGCGATGGCATCGGACACCAGAACGCTGGACACCTTGCTTGGCGTGGGTCAAGGCTTGGCGGGTGCATTTGCAGTCGCGCAGGGTGCGGCGGCTTTATTCGGCGATGAGAACGAGGACTTGCAGAAGGCGATGATGAAGGTGCAGGGTGCATTGGCGTTGCTGAATGGAGTGCAGGCGGTCGCGAATGTGCTGAACAAGGATTCGGCTGTAATGGTGAATCTGAACGCAGTTGCGCAGAAGGCTTATGCGTTTGCGGTAGGCACCAGCAACGTGGCCTTAAAAGCATTTAGGGTTGCCCTGATTAGCACAGGAATTGGCGCGGCTGTGGTGGCTATTGGATTGCTGATTGCCAATTTTGATAAGCTAACGGCGGCAGTCAAAGGCTTTTTAGGCATAAAAGTCAAGCCAAGCCTTGATGCGCAAATTTCATCAATGGAGAGGATGAATGAACTTGCCAAGGCAAAAGGCGAAACGGATGCGCAGATGTATCAGCGCGAGGAGGCACTTGCAACATTGCGCATTCAAAATGCTAAGAATCAAGAGGAACGCAATGAAGCAATACACGCGCGCAACATTTTGCGTGCAACGGAAGCCACTCGATTGCGTAATGAAGAAGCTTCAAAGCAAGAAAAAACAGCAGAGGAGGCCGCAAAAAAGGAAGAAGAAAGGCAAGCAAAAGCCAAGAAAACAGCCGAGGAACGCGCCGCAAAAGAGCAGGAGGTCAACAACATCATATCCGCCTCACGACAGGCCCTGCTGATGGCATCGCTTTCAGAAAACGAAAGAGAACTGGAGGCGATTGACCAATCCTTTGAGGAACGACTGGCAAAGGTCAAGGGCAATGAAGAAGCGACAAATTTGGTGCTGGAAGAATTGCGGGTGGCGCGACAGGCCAAACTGGATGAGCAGGCGGCTACGGCGAAACAAAAAGAGGATGAGCGATTAGCCGCTGAACTTGAACAGCAAAAGGCGGAGATTGACTATAAGCTGGCAGTTGAAGAAGAATATTACGCGCAACAACAAGCCTTGCGAGAGAAGGCACAGGCTGATGAAAAAGCATTCCAAGAAGCACGGGTGTCGTTCTACAATAACGCATCGCAGAGCATCGTCACCATATTGCAAGCGTTTGGCAACAAATCGAAGGGCTTTATGTTGGCGGCATTGGCTTTGGAAAAAGGCGTGGCGATAGCCAACGTCATCATCAATTTGCAAAAAGAGATAGCGGGTATTTCTGCGAATGCGGCGGCAAATCCAGCCAACGCATTGACTGCGGGTGTGGCAGGTGCAACTCAGGCGGCTACGCTTATAACGATGGCAAAAGTCAAGGCAGGGCTGAGTATTGCGGCCATTGCGGCAACAGGATTGAATCAAGCGAAAAGCATTTCAGGCGGTGGCGGTGGCGGTGGCGGCGGAGGTAGTGTTAGCGCAGGAGGCGCAAGCGGCGGCAATATGGGCGGGCAGGCATTGCCAGCACCAACAGCAACCAACCCGAATGCGCAACTGCTGAACCCACCTGCTAACGGACAAGGGCAAGGGATGCGGGCGTATGTGGTTGAATCAGACATCCGTTCGGTTAGCGGCAGGCTTCGCAGGATGAGTGAATTTGCAACGTTGGGGGCATAGTGGTATTTGACGATATGGAAGAGCTACCTGTATACCTGATGACGATTGACGAAGATGGCGAAGGCGTAAGCTACGTCAGCCTCGTGGAATCACCCGCAATCGAGCGGCCTTTCATTGCCCTATCCAAACAGCACCGATTCGCAGAGGATGCCGCACTTCGCATCCTGACAGGCCCGTTAATGCTGGCTGATACGCCAATCATCCGAAGCGATGACACACGCGGCAAGTACTACGTGATGTTCGACAAGGACACCATCCGCAAGATGGTGCAGAAGTACTTTAAACAGCAGAACCAAGCGAAGGTGAACGCCGAACACAGCAAGCCGCTGGATGGCGTGTATATGTTTGAATCGTACCTGATTGACCGCGAGCGTGGGGTGAATCCACCCAAAGGCTTTGAGGATGCGCCTGATGGCAGTTGGTTCGGGTCTTTCAAAGTGGAGAATGACAAAGTGTGGGAAGAGCGCGACCAGTTCACAGGGTTCAGCATCGAGGGATACTTCGGGATGCAGGCAACCGAATCCAGTTTAGAAGCGGCGATGGCGAGCCTTGAAGAGGCGTTCAGCGTTTTTTTGCATACTATCAAAGAACGTGGTATTTAATCTAAAAGCGACCCTATGAGCATAGCAAATCGTTTGACTGAATTGGCTGACGCATTGCGGAAGTTTACCGCAACGCCAACGCCGCAAAACTTTGCAGATTACAAATTGGAAGATGGCACGATGGTGCGCGTTGATGGTGACTTGATAGCAGGTACACCTGTATTCGTTGTGACCGAGGAAGGGATGCTACCCGCACCCGATGGACAGCACACTGTTCCCGAAGTTGGCGTTATCACTACCGAAGGCGGCAAGATTGTCGAAGTGGGTGACCTGCCAGCAGGTGAGCCAGTGGTGGAGGAGGAAGTAGCGGCACAGGAAGTGGAGATTGAAGTAACACCCGAAGACGAGATGATGCCAAAAGCAGGTGACAAAATGGAGGAGCGGATAGCCGCACTGGAAGCGAAGTTGGAGGAGTTGTTGTCGAAATTGGCAGGAGCTATGGAAGCCAATACCGCGCGCTTTGACCAGTTGGATGCAGAAGTGCAGAAGATGAGCAAGGTACCAACAGCAGAGCCACGCAAGCGGGCCAGTGACGCGATTGTCGAGAATATCAAACTATCGCGGAACACGAATTTTGAAGCATTAGCAAATAACCTTAAAAATCTAAAATAAAAAACTATGGGATTTTCATTATCAAGTTTAACTCCTTACGTTGAGCAACAGCGTCTGCCGTTGCTGACGAAGGCTGTCTTTGACGCAAAAACGCAGTCATTGATGCAAAAGCGCGTTGGTATCAAGTACGAGGAAGCCCTCAACTTAATGGACACCGATGCTGTCTTTCAATCCGCATCCACCTGTGCTTTTAACGCATCAGGCACAACTTCCTTCACTCAACGCACTATCAGCGTGGCGCGTGTCAAGGTGCAGGAAATTCTTTGCCCACGCGAATTGGAGCAGTACTGGATGCAAACCCAGTTGACGCAAGGTAGCAATTACGAAGGCGTACCTTTCGAGCAGGCATTCGCCGAGCAGAAGGCAAAGCAAATCGCCAAGAACATCGAGAACGCCATTTGGCAGTCAACAACTGCAACTGGCGCATCAGGATGGACTGGTTCATCTGCAACCATTAGCGGTGACGCAAACCTGAACAAGACCGTTGGTTTGTTGCACCTGATGGAGAAGACCACTGCATCCGCTTCAATCGTGTCGAGCCTTGCAGGTGCGGCTTTCAGTGACACCACCATCGTGAGCGCGTTTGAGAATGTGTATCAGAACATCCCTGTTGAAATCATCAGCAAGGACGACATCTACGCCTTCTGCGGCTGGGATACCTACCGCATCCTTGCCAACAAATTGGTAGGCTTGAACTTGTATCAGGGCGACCTTGGGCAGTTGGGTGCTGGTGAGATGTTCTTCCCTGCGACCAATATGCGTGTATGTGCGGTGAACGGATTGAATGGCACACGCAGGATTGTGGCAACGTCATTGAGCAACCTGTTCTTCGGAACTGACCTGCTTTCTGATGAGGACACCTTCCGCATCTGGGCATCGTACGACAACGACCAAATCCGCTTCCAAGCGGCACTAAAATACGGAGTGCAGTTTGCATATCCTGAATTTATGGTGCTGTACAAGGCAAGCAACGCAACGACACCTGCTGGCTGATTATAGGGGCAGGGAAACCTGCCCTTGTTTTTCTTTTGATACTATAAACAAGAAAAAATATGAGTTGCGCACTTACATCAGGTTATGCATTAGGATGCCGCAATAACGTTGGCGGCATTAGCGAAATTAGGCTTGCGTCTTACGTTGCATCGGGAGTGATAGCCACCAACGCATCAGGCACGGTGACTGGCTTTACTGGCTACGCTTCGGGAGGCACTGCCTTCTACAAATACGAGTTGCCGAAGGGCGTGGGTCAGTTCACCGAAACGACAAACGCCAGCATCGAAAACGGCACTATTTTCTACCAGCAAGAAATGACTTTGGTCATCAACAGGCTCACGCAAGAAGTACGCAATCAGTTGCGCCTTGCTTCCAACGGCAGGTTGTTGGCCATTGTAACTGACCGCAACGGCAAATATTGGCTGTTGGGTGAAACGAATGGCATCGAGGTGACTGGCGGCACGGCGCAGTCAGGCACAGCGATGGGTGACCGCGGTGGTTATGAATTGACGTTCACGGCTATGGAGGCACAGCCTTGCAGGGAGGTGCTATCGACTGTCATTGCAGGTGTGACGTCAGGCACGCAAATCACAGGCGGCGCGAATTAAGTGTAGTTCAGTTTGGGTTGGTTGAAAGCCAGTGCGTAAGGGTCGCACTGGCTTTCTTATTTTTGCACAACGTCAACCCTTAAATCTGCACAATGAGAATCTGCATCGTTTACAACCAACACCCAACAGGGTGCAGTTACTATCGACTTGAAATGCCGAATGCCGCTGTTCACGACCTATGCGGTGGGGTGGTGGACTTTGTCAGCATCGATGACATCAGAAGAATGGAAGAGGATGAACTG